TACTATTATGACAAAAGCAAAGAAACCAATAGCAACTAAAGAAAACCCTGATGTTAAAAGTCACGGTGGGTATCGTCCTGGCTGCGGAAGAAAGTTTGGCAGTAAAGATGCTATCACTATCAGCGGCTTGTTAGACCAAGTTTATTCACAGGCACAGGGCAGAGATTATGAAGAATTACTAATTGAAGACTTTATGAAATCCAGAGCCAACAACGATAGTGCCACGGTTATTAAATATCACAATCTTATTTTAAGTAAGGTTATGAATAGTCTTGCTAAAATTGAAGTCAATGACAGCACTGATGCTATAGCAGCCAAACAACTGGCATTTGCCGAGGCATTGGCTAAACTAACTGGTGTTAAAACAGGAGATCCAAAATGAGTGGTGCTGGCGGAATGATGATTGATGGTGTGACTGATGGTGTCAATCGCACTATGAAAGATGCTATGGGTGGTCCTCAAATGCGATTACCAGTAGAGCGTGGCGGACCTCAAATGGGAATGCCTGTAGAGCGTGGCAATCCTATTGACCAACCAATATTTGGTTTTAATCCGATGCCTTCACCTGATGTAATGCCTCCAGATTGGCGAGATACTATGCCATATGACCCTATGCCTGATCCAGGCTTTGGTGGTGGTAAAAGCGGTATGCCTACTCCAGACCCAATAGGTATAGACCCAAGTCCTATCCAAGGCGGTGGTAATGGTGGTGGTGCTAACGGACCAGGTCTTGACCATCTAAAAGATTACGGACCTGTTGTAGATCAAATGAAACAATATGTTCAAAGTATGAGTGGTTTGATAGATCAAATCAACAGCAAGTTTTAAGGCTAAATAATACTATGGCAACTAAACCTGGATTATATGCTAACATTCACGCCAAGCGTGAGAGAATAAAATTTGGCTCTGGAGAGTCGATGCGTAAGCCTGGAACTAAAGGTGCTCCAACAGCCAAGGCTTTTACAAAAGCGGCTAAAACCGTTAAAAAAGGAAAAACGAAATGAAAGAAAATACATTATCTTGGATGAGCAACGGAGTTAGCAAAGGCTCTAACAAGTTCTCAGGTAATCAATCAGGTAAAACTGGTTTAACAAATGCTGGTAGAGGACCTACTGGCGGTGGCACAGCAATGCCAAGTTGTGGGTGTGAAATGACCGCTGGCAGCAAATTTCCACAAAAGCGTCAAGCAGTTGGTGATGGCAGCACTACATCAATGCCTAACCGTGGCAAAGAAAGTTTTAACTTCGGCAGAGGTCCAACAAAAGGAAACGCATAATGTCTAATCCACAAAGCAAACCAATCAACCAAAAGCGTGGTCCTACTACAGGCAACGCAGGCACAATGTCTAAACGCACAGCGTTTATGGATGCCAAATCAGCCAGTGGCAGCGAAAAGTCAGTATTAGCCAATATGGTGACATCAGCACTTGAGATGCGTGGTAGAGGACAAGCAACTAAAAGCAATCCTGCTTTAGAAGGCTTACATTCTAACACAGGTCCTAAAACAAATCCTACTGCTAACGGCAGTAAATTACCAGCAAAATATAAAAAGTAATTTTGTAGGTTAAATACATTCGGACAGCGGATAAAAAGATTCCTTAAAAACCGTTTTCTAAACATTCCAAGGGTAATGTGTCCAAAACCCTTTTCTTGTATAGTTATGAAAGGAAATTGAAATGATAACAAGCAATACAGATAATCCGTGGAACGACAAACCACAAGCAGATGCTACCATTGGCGTAGATCTTGCTAAACCAAAAAAAGCACAAGCCCCTAAAGCAGTCAGCAACGCTGAATATGATTTAGAAGGTTTAATGACTGACTTTCCCACAGCCAAAGAATTAGAGCGTTTTGTTTTTGACGAAACAGGCATCGTTCTAAACTTAAAAGGCAGAGCAAATAAACTAAAGTATCAGGTAGCAATGGACGCACTCAACGGTGTTGAGATTGACGCTAAATTCAAAGGTGCTGACAATCCTTATATTGATAAGGCAGAACTAATACCTGAAGAACCACTTAAAGAAGTTCCTGACAGAGATCCAAACTTACCTGACCGTAGCCAAGTTCAAAACTTATTCTATAGTCCTGTAGTCCCACATCCTGATGCTGAACAACGAGCACAGGATAAAAAATGTCATATGTTGTTCCGTAAGTATAAGAACGGAATGATCAGTTATGAAGTTCTTGGACCACTTGAGCAAAAACCACACGGTGAAAAGATTGACAAGTTTGGTAGAACACGCCCAGAAATTATTAAATGGGTAGATCCACGCACAGGCGAACAAACTATTGTCCGTGAAGATGGCACACTAACACCGCAGGGCAAACGCCTTCGTGGTATGATGATGACATTCAAAGTCAATAAGTCAAATCAATGGGAAGTATGGATTGACCGTGAATTTATCAGTTTAGATGATAGTGTCCGTAATAACCCTTGGGACTTATCAAAATGACCAGCCGTGAAGCAGAGATCAAGGCAGCACAAGACGCTGCCAGATACAATGACACACTTATCTTACAAAAGGTAAATGCCAGTCATCGTATCGCTTTTGCTGACAAGTATCCAAATCAGGTTGAACATATCCTTCGTTTAATAACAGAGCGATTACAACTTGGTTTGACTAAACTTGAAGGCACTGACTTACAAAACCCTAAAACTTGGATTTTAAGTTGTGATGAGATAGAAAGCCTTGCTCAGGCAATGTTTTATGTCCATCAAATTAGACAAGACTTAAAGGTTGAATAATGTTAGGTCAAGATGTATTGATGTCCAGAGCATTACGCTACAGCGTGGATAAACACGGGCTTGACATTGACTCATTAAAAAATATACCAGGTTCATTACAATCACAACTAATGGACTTGGCTATAACCGTAGCAGAAGATATGAAGTTTAATAGTCTAAAATATTTTAGACCTTTTGAGCATCAAACCAGATTCTTTGCCACTGGCAAACACGACAGACGAGGAATCTTGGCTGCTAATCGTATTGGTAAAACCGTATCTACTTGTTTTGAAACTGCTTGTCATTTAACAGGCTTATACCCCGACTGGTGGAACGGACATAGATTTACAAGCCCGATAACTTGTATGGTGGCTGGTGAAGGCTGGTCACAGGTAGCATTGGTGCTACAAAACGAATTGTTAGGAACTCAGGATGTTAAAATTACTGAAAACTTGGGAACTGGTGCTATTCCTCGTTCTTGTATCGTTGTTGATACTATGCGAAATGACGGTGCCAATTGTATCGGTGTGGAGATTAAACATACTTCTGGCAGCAATAGTTATTTGCTTTTCGCAAATTACACTCAGGAGGTTCGTCAATTACAAGGTTTCAAACTCAATCTCGCAGTCTTTGACGAGCAACCACCAGATGATTTCTTCAGTGAGATCGTCACTCGAACTGCTACTACGCAAGGAAAGATTCTCTGTTCATTCACGCCACTTAAAGGACTCAACGGACTTGTTAGCAAGTTCTGGAACAAAGAAGAAGGCTACAACTACATCAGGGTAAGTTGGGACGATGTGCCTGAATATGACCCTTGGGGTCAGCCATTCTTGTTAAAAGAAACACGCAGACAACTTGAACGAGATTATCTACCACACGAGCGTGAAGCCCGTATCGCAGGTAAGCCTGTTATGGGTAAAGGTGCTGTGTTTCAGTTATCTGATTGGACAGCAGTGACTTACAAAACTGGTGAAGTAGATTTTAACAGAATGCCAAACATTCAACGAGTTATCGCACTTGACCTTGGTTTAGTAAATGACAAGACGGTTATCAGTTTAATGTATTGGGAGCCGAACGAGAAAACAGCATACTTACACAGACAGATTGTTATACAGGGTGTAGAAGAAGCCGTGCCTACTCAATATGTCAATCACTTGTTGCGACCTGAAGTATTTGGCACACCTATCGTATTACCAGCAGACGCTTCAACAAAAGGCAGATACACTATGAGTAGTAGCAGTATTCGTGAGTTGTTTGAAAGTTATGGACTAAATGTCTATGAAAACGCTATTATGAATCCACCAGATCAGTATGGCAAACAAACAAATCACAAAAGTTATGGTATCAACCAGATGCGACAAATGTTTGAGATGGGCACCTTTTATGTAAATGAAAACTGCTCAAACTTTTTAAGTGAAGCACAAAACTACTTCGTTGATGAAAAGGGCAGATTCAGTGACCCAGATGATTGTATAGATAGTTGTCGTTATGCTATTATGGCGGTGCTACAAGGCATAGCAGAACCTTTTGATGGTAGAACACCACAACAGCGTTTTGCCGCACAGCGTGAAAGATATGTTAAATATGATGATAGTCAAAAACCAAGTTGGAAAAAGACTTACTCAGCAGATTAAAGGAATTGAAATGAAGATTTTTATTAGTATAGCAAGTTATAGAGATCCGTTGTTAGCAAACACCGTTAAAGATGCGTATGATAACGCACACCACAAAGATAATTTAGTATTTGGAATTGTAGATCAAAGTTTTGGAATGGAAACATTTGATCCTGGTTATTTTAAGTTTAACAAACAAATAAGATATGTCAGGATAGACCCACATTTAAGCCGTGGTGCTTGTTGGGCAAGACATATGTGCCAGACATTATACAACGAAGAAACTTACTATTTTCAAATAGATAGTCATACTATCTTTGACAAAGATTGGGACTTATATTTTATCAATCTGTATAGACATTTAGAACAATATCACGCTAATCCAATTATCACAAGTTATCCATATCCGTTTGATATTATAGACGGAGATTTAACTAACTTAAAAAAGGGACAGACCACCACAGATTGTATGATGTTGGCTGTAAATGAAGAACATACATTTAAGAACGCACAAGAACAACACGCTTCAATTCGTGGAACTTTTGTTAAAAAAGAAGAACCCAGTCACGGATTTTTAATAGCAGGTGGATGTTTGTTTGGTCCAGGTCATTTGGTAGAACGAGTGCCTTATGATCCACATATCTATTTTAGTGGTGAAGAATGTAGTTATGCTTTAAGATTATGGACACACGGCTACAATATATTTCATCCTTGTAATATGCCAGTGTATCATCAATATGTTGGTAAGTATAGAAACAAGGCTTGGTCAGATAAAATGATAGAACCGCATACACAAACTAAATGGCACGAATATAGTCAGGCTGGTAAAAGCCGTAGTTGGCGAGTGACCACAGGCAAAGAACTTGGTATATATGGATTAGGCACTAAACGCTCACTTAAACAATATATTGATTTTTCAGGATTAGATTACATCAACCAAAAATACACTGACAAGAAAGTCAGTGAATTAAATTACAAGGAATCAGTATGAAATACACCCGAGGAAATGTTAGCACAGACAGAGAATTTGTGCGACCAACTATACCCAGCATTGTTGCTTGGTATGACGAAATAAAATTAGAAGCAGAACGCAGTGGTTATAAAGCATATTTAACTGGTAGAAGTTTAACCGACATCAACGCTACTATGGATGTTGATGTTGTATTCACAGGTAAAATGGACATAGAAACATTGGAACATTTATTGATCAGTGCTGTAGTCACAGGCTTTAGGCATAAATTAGTAATAGATGCTCGTTGGCAAAATGTCATTGACACAGCAGAATTCAAAGATGGTAAGATAACAATTTTACCCACTGAGTTTGTATTCTTAAATTACCACGAACACGACAACGGACAAGGACGCAGAGTTATCAACGATTACAGGTTAAATCCTGCTTTTAAAGCAGTCAATGACAATTTAGTTGGCAGCACATATCAGCGTGTCAGTAAAAAACTTAAACCGCATTTAGAACAATATATAATGAAACACGGCAAACTTGCCTATTTACCTTTAGGAGCAACAGAATGAAACAACCAGTGACACCATTACCAGGGCAAACGCCAGAAGCGAACATTGTCAATAAACAAGATTATAAATTAGACATATCATTACGCAAACACAGCCAAGATCAATATGTGTTAAAGATTAAAAAGTATATACCCGAACTTGGTTGGCGTGAGTTTTTCTTTATGGTCAGTCCAGAAGAACTGGACAGAATACGATTAGCATTAGATTTAGGAGAAGCATATGGGAAAAGGAAGTAATCGCAGACAGGAAGATGTCAAAAAAGTCAGGGACAACTGGGATGCTATATTTGGGAAAAAAGACCGCAAGGAAGAAAAACCCAATCAACCAATGCCTAAAGAAAACGCTAAATAATAGAATAAACTAAAGGTAATTACCCCATATGTTAGACATAAAAAACGCCATCATCGCAGACATCAACCAAAATAGAAAACAGAACGCTAACTTCGTTCGTTTAAAAAATCTGTTGGATGTCAAAATGGCTTCTTACTTACGCTATTTGGCTACCAAAAACGCTGTGAACAGAGCATCAGATTATCACTATCTATGCTTGGCTGTGACAAACTCAACTGCCCCTGTAAATGGCATTGACTATATTCACCCAACCGTAAAACCAGTTGTAGATTATTCTACAGCAGTTATCGCCAAAGGGCTAATGCCAGGTGGTGAAATCAATTTTGATTTCGTAGCCGATGGTCCAGATGATGAAGCAGCCGCAAGACAAGCCAGTGATATGGTGTCAAAGGTAGTCAACCAAATGAATGATCCGCACTTTATTTTAGAGCGTTGGATTATGGATGCTAACTTACACAAAAACGGTATGATGATGATTAAACCAATCAGAGAACAAGTTGTCCGTTATGTTGAGACTGAAGGTAATAATGACCAACTCAGAGCATTTGAACAACAAGCAGCCGAAAGTGGACTAACAGCACTACGCCAAACTAAACGCAAAATCAGTATTGATATGGAAAAGGCTATGGCTGAAATCCAACAAAATCTTGGACCTGAACGAGCACAAATGGGCAAAGACTATATAGAAGGTGCTATGACTGCTTTTGGCGAAGGCGAAGATTTAATGAATCAAGAAGATTTGATGACTATTAGTGTTGATGCTGAGAAATCAGTGTTAGATGACGCTGTAAGTAGAAACACTATATACAAAGCCAAATACAAACTA